ATAAAAAATCTAGCTGAACAGTTACAGACAATGGCGGTAGCATACGATACTGCGTTCAAAACAAGTATAGCAATTCCATTTTCTCCAATATCTTCTCTTGTTGCGATTCAAGCAAGTCAAGCAAGTGGAATATCGACTACAGCTAAAGTGTCAACAATAAAAACATCACTTGATAATATCAATACGGCTGAAGCGAAATCAGAAAAAATATACGGTGAATAAAATGACAAAAAATGATCTAAAAGAAAACATAAAAAAAATTTTTTCAATTGAAACTACAAATAACCCGCAAACAGCAGAAGAATTAAAAGACAAAATGTCGGAGGATTTATCAAATTTAATAGATTCTTACATACAAGATCAAGTTGGACAAAGGTTAGAATTAATTCTAGAAGCAATTCAATGTCCAGGCCCAGACGGAATGCCAGTTAGGGCAATAAAATTTAATGATTTTGTTAGAAAAAAATAGTTATCTTTATGACAAGTTTTGAAAACGTTGGTTTTAAAATATATGAAACTCGTAAATTACTAAATCCTGTAGTTTCAGAGACTCCTGTCGGAATATTAACTCCTCTGACTATTAGTGAGGAAAATGAATATTTTTTTAACACATCAAGTGATGTTACTGAAGTTTTAAAAGATAATTTAAAAAACCTAATAATGACAAATCATGGCGAAAGATTAGGAAGATATTTTTTTGGGGCCAATTTAAAACCACTTTCAATTGAATATTCAAGTGATGATAATTTTGAGGCAGAAGCTATGGTAAGAATTAACACTGCTGTAAGAGATTATATGCCTTATGTTAATTTAAGGGAGTTTAAACATAAACCTTTCAGAGATATTCAAAATTCTATAAGTAGAATTGATATATTGATAGGTTTTAATGTTCCAAAGTTAAACATATCAGAAGCTTATATTAAGTTATCAATTTTTGTATCTTAAAAATGAGATATTTAGAAATAACAACCATGTCAAATGATTTATCTAAAAAAGAAGTCTTAAAACAAGTTTTAACAAGATCATATCTTAATAAAGATTTTCAATCTTTTAGAAATGAAATGGAAAAACATTTAAGGAGTTATTATGGAGATAAAATAAAAGATGTCTCAATTGGTAGCTTTATGGGAATGTTTCTTGATACCGTTTCAATGATTGGAGATTCTCAGTCTTTTTATTTAGATCATCAATTTCACGAACTTTCCCCAGAAACTGCTGTTGAACCAAGAAATATTGAAAGACATTTAAGAGACAATAGAGTTCCAATGATTGGGGCTACACCAGCGGTTGTTTTAGTTACTTTCGAAATAGAAGTTCCTTCAGTTATGACAGCAACGGGATTTGCTGTTGATCCTACTGCACTTCCAATAATAGAAGAAGGAACTGTTTTGAATTCTAAACAAGGTATTTTATTCAATTTAACTGAAACATTAGATTTTTCTAAAAAAGATAAAAATAATCAATATATTGCAACAATAGAAATTTCAAAAAGAGATGCAAGTAATAATCCTACATATTTTACAATGAAATTAAAAGGTGTTTGTATTTCTGGACAATTAGCGACTGATAGTTTCACTTTTAATGGATTTGAACCATTTAAAGAATTTGTATTAAGCTTTGAAAATGTTACAGATATAATAAGTGTTATTGACAACTATGGAAACGTATATTATGAACTAGAAACATTAGCAAATGATGTTGTTTATTTAAAACAAGAAAATGTAAATTCGGATTCTTTAGAAACTGAAAGTGTAATGTTTTTAAAATCTGCGCCATATAGATATGTAAAAAAACAAAGTAATTCTTCTGGGTTGACTGTGTTACGCTTTGGCGGTGGAAATGCTGAATCAACAGATGATGATTTGATTCCAGATCCCTCAAAATTTGCATTACCATTGTATGGAAAAACAGCAATAAACAGAATTACGATTAATCCAAATAACTTACTTGGAACAAGCACATTAGGTACTATTGTACCGAATAGCACTGTTACAATAACATATCGTTACGGTGGTGGATTAAGACACAACGTTCCTGCAGAATCAATTACAAACAATATTAATGTTTTATATTTTAGATTTCCATTTTCAACATCTGTTGATATTGCAAACTATGTAAAAAATTCAATAAAAGTCAAAAATGAATTTGATGCAGCTGGTGGTTTAGATGCACTTTCAATTGATGAACTTAAAAATTTAATTCCTTCTTTTGCAGCAGCACAATCAAGAGTTGTTGAAACCAGAGATGTTTTAGCAAGAATATATACAATGCCATCAACATTTGGAAGAGTTTTTAGAGCAGCGTTAAAGCCAAATCCATGGAATAACAATTCGTCAATTATATATCTACTTTCAAAAGGAATTGATGGAAATTTAACAATTTCAAACGATACACTAAAAGAAAATTTAGTAAAATATTTAAATACCTTCAGGGTAATACCAGACTCATTTGATATATTAGATGGACAAATTGTTAATTTTAAAATTGAATATCAAATCTCATTAACGAAAAATCAAAACAAACAAATTGTAATACAAAATATTAACAAAAAATTAGAAAAATATTTTTCAATCAATAATTTTCAAATAGAACAATCGTTAAATTTATCTGAAATAAACAATATTATTTTCAATAATCCTGGGGTGTTATCTGTAGAGTTCGTTCGATTGACGAATGTTGCTGGTACGATAAATGGGAAAACTTATAGTTCAAATTCTTATGATTTTGCTGCCAACACAAGAAAAAATATAGTAATCGCGCCTAATGGTGGTATATTTGAATTAAAATACCCATCTGAGAATATACTTGGGTCTGTTATTTAATAATTGACAATGTATAAAATTATAAAAGCAACAAAAGATACATATATACAAAATAAATGGATCAATAACGAAAGGCAAGAAACCTCAAATGTTGGTTTAGCATCTAGCATTGATCTTTATTATCTTTATAATGAGGCGAGTATTTCTTCAACATTAACAGGAAGCGCATTCTCTCAAAGCCTTAAAGAAATGTCTAGGGGTTTAATTTATTTTGATTTCTCTGAACTTTCTTCATCATTGTTTCCATATACAGATCCCAGCTTTAAAGCAAAACTAGTGTTAAAAAACATTTATGGTGGAAATACAACTCCAACAAATTTTTCGATTTCTGTTAATCCACTTGCAAAATCTTTCAATGAGGGTATTGGTTTTGATGTAATAGAATACAGAGATATTGATGCTTGTAATTGGCAAACTTCAAGCATTGATAATGGGACTCCGATTTTATGGACAGTTTCTGGAGCTAATTCTTCTGGTTCGATAGGTACTCCTAACGTTGATTTTTATTCGAATTTCCAGCAAGATGTTGATTTTACAGTTGGGACCGAAGACCTTGTTGCTGATATAACACCTTTCGTTTCTGCTGTTTTAGCAGGAGTTGTTGAAAACAATGGCTTTAGATTATCTCTTACTTCTTCAATAGAAGATTCAACAAACACGTTTTTTGTTAAAAGATTTGGTTCTCGTCACATAAACAAAGAGACATTACAGCCAAAAGTTATTTGTTTATTAGATGACAGTTATTTTCAAAATAATGAAGATTTATATTTTAATTTTGAAAATAAAATCAGTATTAAAAATAAAAAATTCGGACAGTATAAAAATTTTGTTTCAAATTCTATAGAATTAACTGGCTCTAATTGTGTCACATTAAATTTAATCGCGTCGCGTTCGGTGTCGTATCAAACGACTTCATTTAGTCCATCTCACTCAAGGAGTATAACATATAACACAAGGAGTGTGATTTATTACAGTAAATCATTTTCTGGCTCTCAATTTGTTTTCAACTCAAAAGAAATAACTGGATCTTATCTTGCGACTGTAGATATCGATTATAATGATCCAGATTTCATAAATTTTCATTCAAATTCTTTATCAGAAATTTATTTTAAAGGCTATTGGAAAAGTAATGATGGATCGGTAAGTTTTGGACAAGAAGAAAATTTGAAATTTAAAAAAGACACAACATTTATTGGTGGGAATTTAAATGAAATGAACGTATTGTCAATCTTAAATTTTAAACATGAATATAAAAAAGAGCAAAATGTAAAATTTAGTTGTTTATTAACAAATAACAGTTCTGAAATAAATAAATTTTCAAGAATAAATAATAGTAACATTTTATTAAGTGATAACTTCTTCTTTAGAGTGGTTGATTCTTATACAAAAGAAGAAATTATCCCATTTACAACAGAAAGTAATGCAACCAAAATTTCTTGTGACGGAAACTGCATGACTTTTACCTTGGAAATGAAAAATTTTATATCAAACAAAGTTTATGAATTAGAATTCATGGAAAATATTTCGACGAATGAATCCACGTATTATAAAAATACTGGTTATAGATTTAAAGTTCTTTAACTAGCATTTTTATAATATCATATTTATTCGCATGAAGTCAAATTCTAATGTTTTAGTGACTCTGAAACCAAGGTTTTTTAATATAAAAACAAATTCTTCAAAAGGGCTTGTTGCTAAACAATATGGACTGGATGAATCAATTAATTTAGATACTTCTTCGTCTTTTAGATATGATCCTTTGAATACTGGCTTAAAATCAACTCAACAATTTAATATTGATTGGAGTAATTTTTCACAACATGTTTTTTATGGTTCAGCACAGGTAAAAACAAACGAAGCTTTTAAAACCATAATAAACAATTTTCCATTCGATGGAACTCAAAAAGAATTTGAAAATTTTGAAGATTCACTAACAGGATACCAAAAGTATATTTTTGATAATATGCCTTATAATTTTGGATATTTTTATTCCGAGGGTAATGCGGTCATAACAACAAAAGATTCAAGTGGTACAAACGATTTAGAAATTTCTCAAAATAAAAATGGCGTCTCCAGATTAAATCCAACTGGTTCTAAAAATTTATCAATTGAAAATTGGATTTGGGTGCCAAATCAAACAAATGGAAATTCAATAATCTTACAAAAATTAAGTGGTTCACACGGATTTACTGAGTGGGTAAGTGCAAGTACAACCTCAGAATATTTTTGTGGATTCACCGTGAATTCTGGTGCTTTTTCACTATCGACTTCGGCATCTCTGTCTAAAGGAGTTTGGAATCATGTTTGTTTTAACTGGGATCGTTCTGATAGAAAAAATCAATTAGAAATGTTTGTCGATGCTGTGTTGACACAAACAAGTTCAAGAACAGAACTTAATGATTTAAACATCAACAATGCTGATTTAACAATTTTTAGTGGATCGAATTTTAATATCGACTCTTCTATTTTTACCCCAACAGAAATTCTTTCAGGTGCAATTGATGAATTGAGAATTTGGCATGAATTAAAAACCGAAAAAGACATTCAAAAATCTAAACTAAAAAATATCTTTCAATTACCAGAATTAAAATTATATTATAAGTTTAATGAACCTGAAGGCACAAGTAAAAAAATTATTTTAGACTATAGTTCAAACAATCTTTTTGGATTGTATACTACAAGAAGTTTTATGACGAACTCAATAGGAAATCCCCCTGTAACCTATGAGCAAAGAAATTTAAATCCAATTTTGTTTTCAAATATAAGTTCAGTTCAACAAATGAGAGAAACAATACTTTCATCAGCTATAGAATTTGACAATGAAAACCCAGCATTGATTACAAATTTAATTCCACCACATTACTTTGAGGAAGGTAAGATAGCAGATGGAATAAATTCAAATACTGGGGGAATTGAAAATGAACTAAATGGATCTCTACCAAAAACTGCTCAGCTTGGTTCTACCCAAACGTTGAATAGCCTATTATATGCAACCGCAGATTTTTTTGATGAAATACAAATTTTCATAAAAGAGTTTAGTAATTTAATTCATGTGGATTATGACGACACAAATGTTATTTCTGACTATTTTCTAGAATTTTTAGCTAAACGATATGGAATTGAATTACCAGATTTGTTTTCGAATGCAAATATTACTCAATTTGTATATGGTGACGATGTGGATGACCAAGATTCAAGCACTTCAAGTTTATCATTAAAAACAATCCAAAATAAAATTTGGAAGAGAATTTTAATAAACGCAAAAGACATTTTGGTTTCTAAAGGAACACGATATTCGATTGATGTGTTTTTACGTTCTATTGGTCTGGAACCATATTCATTTTTTAAAATTAAAGAATACGGTGGTTCAATAGAACGAACATTAAAAAACACAAGAGAAACGAAGCAGGAAATTTTCAATTTTTTAACTTTCTCAAGTGCATCCTTATTGACTTCTTCATATTTTCAATCTCCAAGAATTGAACCAGGTTATCCAACGATTTCATCGACTTCATCTGATAATCTTTTGACTTCTGGAAGTTGGGCATTTGAAGGTTTATTCATATTAAATCAAAATCAAACCGCAACGCAAAGTTTAATGAGAATTTCTGTAGACTCTGGATCTGTTGGGTCCGAAGCAGTCATTGGAAATCTTTATACTACTGGTCCTAATAGTTTAGTTTTAGATTATTTACCAAACTCAGCCTTTAGCAGTTCAATGTCAATGAGTCTTTCATTAACTGGATCATTTGATCTTTTTGATCAATCTCCTTGGTTTATTTCTTTTGGAAAACAACGTTATGATTCAATTGAATTCAATCAATCAACTTCATCTTCATTTTTTATAAAAATTGGAAAACAAAACCAAGGAGAAATTACTGATTTTTTCTCAACCACAAGCTTTTACGATGATATAGGCACAAGTCCTTCTACAAATTTATTAACAACTTTACCTTCCTCTGGGTTTGTTCCTAGTGGGTCTTACCTATCAATTGGAAGTGGTTCTTTTGTGTCAGAACTTGTATCTAAAACAAATAAAATAAATTATTTTGATGGAAAGGTGAGTCAATTAAGATTTTGGTCGAAATATGTTACAAACACTGAAACTTTTGAGCATATTAGAAATATCAAATCTATTGGTGTAGAAGACCCTTTAACAAATAATCAATTTGAAACAGTTAGGTCTGGTTCCTATGAGAAAATCAGAATGATCCACGATTTTGAAGAAAGTGTTTCAGATTATTCTAACTTTAAACTTTTAGACTTAAGTCAGAATAATTTCAATCTATTTGGTTCTGGTTTTTCTGAATCACCAATAACAAAACAACCAATAAGATATAGTATTCCCGCAACATCATTTACAGAAGCGATATCAGATAATAAAGTTCGAATTAGAAGCTTAATAAATCCTAATGAATATAATGAAATTGTATCTGTCGCGCCAAAATACAATTTAGAAATCGAAGAACAGCCGACAGACAGTACAAAATTAAGCATTGATTTTGGTATAGCAGAAGTTTTAAATGCAGATATTGTAAATCTATTTGGGGATTTTTCAATGTTAGAAAATATTTTAGGTGACCCTGCAAATCTTTTTAGTGTAGATTACCCAGAACTTGAGTCTTTAAGAACACTTTACTTTAATAGATTAACTACGAATTTAAACATAAAATCCTTTTTTGAATTTTATAAATGGTTTAATATGACATTAAATGATTTTATAAAATCATTATTATCTAAAAATGTTAAATTTAAAGGTATTAACTTTGTTATTCAACCACACATCTTAGAAAGTTCTAAAGTACAGTATAAATTTTATAACCAATATCTAAACAGAGCAAATTTAAATTCTTCAGCAGCTCCAAATGTAGCTCAAACAATTCAAGGAGTAATTAAAACATATTAAAATGGCAATAAATTTTTTATCAGAAAATGAAAAATCTGCATTTAATGAAATTGATTTTGGAAAACAAAGTATCAAAAATACTGACAATTCTTCAATTACAAATATTCTTGAATATAATTCCCACAGACAAGGTATTGAATTAAGAATAGCTACAGATTTATACCAAAACAGTAAAATGAAACTATGGACAGGTAAAATATTACCCGATGGAAAAATAGAACAAGGACTTAAAGAAGAAGAAATAAATTCTATTGGTCAAACACCTTCATTTACTGCAACAACAGGAATTGTTTGTTTTACAGAACAAGAAATTAAATTTGATCCAGTTTCATTTGTTTCTAATTCTGAATTATATTCATATCCAATCGAAACCAATGGTGGATTACCATCACAAATAGCTAATATAATAGAACCATTCCCAATATCTTATAGACTTAAATCAATTGAAAGTGGATATATACCAAAAGGTATTCGTGGATTTTTAAATTGTGGACCATTAGACGGATTAAATAATGGAAATCAAGTAATAAGCCAATTTGTATTAGAACACATAGATAATTCAATAGAAAATGCTAAACCATTTTTAGATTTAGGACAAACTGTTTTGGGTGGAATTACAATTCCTGGTTATAAAATATATAAAACAGTTTATATCACAGCTTACACTGAAAAAGAAAATAATTCAGATTCGTTGGTGCTAAATTCAGATTCAAATTTTGAATCAGCTATTGCTGCTTTAAAATATTCAAGAGATAACGATATTAGAAAATGTTTTGAAATTAAAAGTTGTAATGCAGGTGCATCTGTTTCTAATATGATTTACAATTATTCGGGAACAGATTCGATTGCTTATAATGGGAAAATAAGAGGAAGTTAATGGCTAGAATAGAAAAATTAAGCAGAATTCGTGGATTAAATCCATATGAAGTTAAAAAAACAAAACAGGAAAAATCTTTAGTTGATGAAAATGCATTTTCTGATATTAAAACAATTAATTTTAATCAAACTCAATCAATTAATTTTCCTTCTATGCTTCCAAGCACATCAGAATTGTTAACATCAGAACTTTCAACTTCAATATCAATTAATGCAAAAACTCCAATAAATGCAGAGTCTTCATTTTTTTATCAAATAAATCCTTCAGTCGATAATCCTTTTAATGATTCTAAAATAAATTTATTAACTTCTTCTTATTATGCAACTGGGAGTTCCGTCGTTGGGTTTTCTGGCCCATTGAAAGACAAAACTATCATTAGTTTAGAACTTCCATTAAGTTCAGAACAAAATTTAACATCAAAAAATTCAAAAGAAAATCCATTTGGTTATTACAATTTTGATACGAAAACAATAGATCAAATAGGAATTAATAGCGGTTCTGCAGAATTAGCATTTGGAGCGATAGGAATTAATAGTTATTTTACTGAAAAAGCATTTGGATTTGGTCCAAGTATAGTTGATACCAATAAAACTTATCAAGCTTATCAATCCGATGATATTTATGAAAATTTAGGGTTGCCAATCTCAGATTTTGGTTTCCCAAGTTCCCCAACTTATCGAGGAAGTTCTAAAAATTTGTTAAATTTAGGTTCTTATATTAAAGAACCATTTGTTTTAGAAAAAATACAAATACAAATCGAAGAACTTTCTTGCGTAATGAACGATAATTTAAATTTTACTACAAGTTCGATTGCATTAGCCACTATATTTTTAATGAATCAAAGAAAATCTGAAATTTTTATTCGTAATTCAAAATACAAATATTTTCAATTTTTTGATAATATCCCTAATTTTCCATCAACTCCAAATTCTATATTTACTAATTTAGAGCTTCCATATATTCATGCAGGTTCTGAAACAAATGATTTAATTGGATTTTATAGAATGGGATGTGTATATGCGGATTCTAATATTGAAAATAAAATAAGAAATAATATTGAATATTTGGCATCAAATGAAGGTACATTTGCTTTTTCACTTTCGGAAGAGAATCTTATTGAATTTGCTCCAAATGTTGCAACAAAAAATGATTATCCGCCATATTTAATGTATTTTATAGACAATCCACTAGGAACTCAAAGAGTTTTTTCTCAGAAATTATCAACTTTCAACGGAACAAGATCAAACGCTGAAGATTTTTCTTTAAGAAATCAAATCAAACAAATAGCGAGTGAAGGCAAAGTTAATTTAAGTGATATTACCAACTCAGATTCTGATAAAAGTGTTTCACTTGGCTTTCAGAATTCTGCAGTAGTGAATATTCCATATATACTTTTACCAGAAGATAATCTTATTTTAGGATTTCAGGCACCAATTTTTGATCATTCCAGTTTTTTAGATATCTTATCACTAACATCAAGAGGTTTAAATTTTTTCCCGCCAGGAGAAACAGATGTTGCGACGCTTTCAATCTCTGGTAAGATAAAAATCACTCTATTTGGATCTTATCTAAAAATGAATGATTCTTTAGATTATATTGAATCACACAAATATGATTCAAACGAATCTGCACTAAACACAATATCTACTATTAACATTGGAGAGAAAAAATAAATGCCAATTTTAGACCTTAACTCAAGATCAAGTTATGTTGGCTCGTATACAGACAACTATATAACTGGGGCTTTTCTTGTTACAAGGCAAGAAAACGGGCAACTTTCTACAAACACAAATAGAGGCGTCTCAATATCTAAATTTGGCAGCGGGTTACTAAATAGTTTACCTACTAGCACATTAATAAAACCAGAATATTACTCAAACTCTTTTGCAGATTATAGAACTGCATTATCAACAAGTGTTACTTTAATAAGTAAGAATAATAAATTTTCTGTTGCTGAATCAGAAAATGAATATTACTATGATAGTTTTGTACCAGATATGAATGAAATATTCAATGTTGATGGTGGAAATTTAGTAATGATAAATGTAGGCAAAGGATTTGCTACTCAATCTATTATGTTGGAATATATTTTTGGTGGGGATTTATATTCTCCAATAACCAACACAATTGTTCCCAACAGTTTATTTTCGACGAGCAGCACAGGAATTAAGCAAGTTTCTAATGATAAGTGGAACACGTCTTTTCCTTTTGAAATAAAATATAAAAATGCAGAAAGACTTCAAGGAAAGATTTTCTCCCCTGAAAAAATGTATTATTCCATTTCAGGATCTGTCGATACTACAGAAGGTAGCAATGGAATAAATTTTAATCATGAAGAAGTTGAGACATCAAAACCAATAACAATGCTCCCAGAGTTTTTACCTTCGAATCCTGATGGTTTTTGGGGATATTTGCCTAGCGCACCTTATGTTATTGAATATAAAACAAATATTTTTTTTGGTTTTCTTTTTCCATCAACATCAATTCAAACTTCAGGGTTGCCATTAACCACATCAAAACCGATACACGGAATTTTTGCAGACAAACAAAATGGTGCTGGCACCATGTTTAATACAACTACAAATATTATTCAGAGTGCTTCGAATGAAACAAACATTAAATTTGTTTATGGTTTTGGAGATGGATATGCTAATAGAGGACAATTTATAACAAATGTTATTCACAACATTGGGATTTATAGATGTGAATCAGTTTTTTTTGGTGCTTTAATTAGAGGTTGGAAATATGGACTTAAATCTGGCTTCCCAGAGAAATCAAAAGCTTTATTGTCTAATAAAGCTCATGAACAGTTACAATTTAAACATTGCGGCCGTCTTTTTTCAGCAATGTTTAATTCAAAAAATAAAACAATAACTTATCCATTGAAGGTAACTTTTTTAAGTGGTTCGAGTGGTAGTGAAATAAATTTAAATTCGACCTTAAACACAAGAGACTCTGGTGTATATGATTCGTTTTATCGAGCGGGCAGGCCATTTTTTGATTAAAAAATAAAATAATGAGTTTGTATTTACAATTATGTCAGGGTTTTTAAATCCAAAAGAAAGAATTTTAGATATTCAATTAACCAATGAAGGAAAAAAACAACTGTCATTAGGGGCTTTGAAAATCAATTATGCTTCTTTTTCTGATGCTGGTATTTTTTACTCAAACTTAGATCAATATGATAGTGGCTCATATGAAACGCTTAACACAAAAAGATTAAACCTTGAAGCAAAAGGAAGACCGCAAGATACAATTATTTTTAGTGTGGATGATAGTGGTAAATTAAAAATTCCATCTGTGCTTGGACTTTCAGGTTCCAACGAAACTTTTACTGTTATTAATGGTCAAATTAATTTTACTTCTGGTGGATTTTTACAAAAAGTAAGTGCTTCACTTGTATCTGAGTTTGGAAAACAAATCCTATCTACAAGTTTTAACAATTACAAACAATTGTCGATTTTACAAACAAAAAATTTTAATAATCAAAATGTAGATTTTAAATTATCTACAAATTCAATTGAATTTAATATTACAAGAAACAGTCCTATTATTGTTTCAAAAGAAATTTTCGAAACAAATATTAATGATGCTGAAAGTCTTTTTATAGATAAACGATTATCGAATTTACCAAATTTTAAATTTTTACCACCAATAAATAAAAAACTCTCGGCAACAACTTCTTCGTTGGGGATTTATCCAAATTTTGGATATCAAGAAGAGTTAACAGAACAAAAACTAACTGAAGAATTTGAAAAAATTCAAGCTAGAGGATCATATCAAAAAATAAATTTTTCAAATGCATCTGAAAGTAATAGAATTATTGGTCAAATTTTCGAAATTAACAATAAAAATATTTCCAAATTGGATATTGTTGATTTTGGAAATCAACAATATACAGAAAATGGGATTCAGAAAAATAGACAAATTTACTTTGTTGGAAAATTGTTTTTAGATGATAATAATACTCATACTTTTATAAACATTTTTACTTTAGTATTTAGCTAAAATCTAGTTAATTGTATGAAATTTAAAAATGCTGCAATTGATACAATTTTATTTGTTGATGAAAAAAAATTTGCAACATTAAAAGATGTAACTCCTGATTATTTTAGCTATCAATTGCAATTTGATATTGATATTAATGAAGCTATATCAAAAAATAACACCATAAATGGCAAGATTTTTCTTTATAAAAATAAAAAAAGTAGTATTCAGCCAATAATAAATATTGATAAATTATTACCAAATAAACCTAATAAATTTCTAGACAACAAAGGAAATTTAGCTAATAAAACAATAATAGATAATTTATTATCTATTCAAACAATAAGAAAAACCAATTTAACCAAAAATGATGAAAATATTTTTTATACAAAATCATTTTCAATTCTTGATAATCTTTCATTAAAAGATTTAGAAGATGCGAAAAAAAATAAATTTCAGCAAACGGTAGAAATAAATAACTTATCGACAATTGATCAAAGAGTAACATCTTTAAAAGAAAGTAAACCGAATTATAATACAAATTTAACGGCAGATTCTTTAGCTACGAGTAAAATAATGTTGAATTTTTTAAAAGAAAATAAAGATCCAGCAATTTTACTTCAACGCACAAATGGAATAAAAAATTTAAATACAATAAAAGCTGGTACTGTTGTAAACTACTCCAATTTAAATTTATTGCAAAAATCTATTATAGAACAAAATTCAAATAAAAATTTTGTTTCAAATCAAACAATTGTTTCTGAAATTGTTAAGTTAACAACTACAAAGAAAACTTTTATTGTAAATTTAGAAATAGATAAGAGAAATTTAGAAAATTTTAATGAACTGTTTTTTGAAATAGAATTGTATGATGAAAATGGAAGACCAACAACAACAAAGGAAATAGTTGTTAATCATAAAAAACTTTATGATATTTTTACATTGCCAAAATTTGCTCCAAAAATTGTTTCCGCATTTAGATCTAATACAGAAAAATTAATTGTTAACATTAAACAAGTTGATAAACTCGCGACAGATGTTCTCTTGTATTACAAAGAATTAAATTCAAAAAATCAAAAATATTATTTCTTAGGAAAATATAGTTTATTAAACTCTGATGATGAAAAAAAATTTGAAATAAATAAGCTCTTAAATAAAAAAATTATTTTAAGAGCTTTTTCAGAATTTAACGATTCTAAAAAAGGTCTTTTATTTGATTCAGTGATTTTGGACTTAACTAAAACAGTAACATCACAAGAATTTTTAACAAAAAAAAGTATAGCCAATACATGGAATTACGAAATAAAAGAAGATAATTCTATTGTAATCGATTGTGTAAATGAAGATGAAAATTTAATTTCAGCAATGATTTTCAAACTTACAGAAAATCAAACTAATAAGCAGTTAATCTTTGGACCGACTAAAATTCAAAATAATTTTATATCATTCAAAGACGTTGGGAACAAAAAAGACATAAGTATCCAATATTATATTGAATATATAAAAAAAGACGGAACAAAAATCCCAGGGGTTTCAGTGTTGGATGTTTACAATAAAGAAATAAAAACAAACATACTTAACACTCAAATAAATAATCAAAAGAATTCAATAAATTCAAATCAGCTGAATGTTGAATTTGATTTATCAACGACTGTTGAAAAAAATAAAACAAATCTTGTGATTGATGTTTTTAAACAACAAGGAGTTTATGATTTATTTAAAGACAATATTAAATCTACAGATTTGAACGTCTCTTTTGTTCATCGAATTTTAAGAACGAATAATCAAACTGGGGACGAGGCTGATTTTGGAATTGTACTAGATTCAAAATTCAACGATTCTGTTTTAGGAAAAAAACTTGGCATTACACCTATAGAAGCAGGTTATAAATATACATACAAGGTATTTACTTACTTTAGAACCCCATCTACATTGATTCCTAATTTAGAAGTCAATGTTAATAATTCTAAAACAGAATACACTTATTTGCCTTATTACTCAAGGCATCCATATTCTTTAAAATATGGAACTATTGTTACGGAAAACAGCATAAAAGAACAACATGCTGAAACAGATTTTTCCTTTGGGCCATCATCTGAAATTATCCAAGTTGAGGCTGATTTTACAAATATCTTACCATCAATTAAAGAAACTTTAACATTAGCAATTAATGAAAATGAAAATTTAATTTCTTGGATTGTCGATGGAAATACAGATAAAATTGACCATTTCATTATTTTATTAAACCAACTTGGAAATAAAAAAATTTGTGGGGCAGCACATGCAGTTTCTGATTCTAATAGATTTGAATATTTAGATATTTTAAATAAAGAAAAAGGACAAGTTTCATATTCTATAATTCCTGTTTATTTTGATTACTCTTTAGGTCAAGAAATTATAACAAATACTATCATTATATAATGATATGGGTATTGTAAATAACGGAATAGGAATCCGCAGTGGAACTAAAAATGTCAGTAACGGAAACCTGTCTACTCAAGCTGTTTTGCCGACGAATATTAAATCGATTGCTGAAACCGTCAAACCAGGGACAAATATCTCTGCGGGCGTATTAGGTTCATCAGCAAATGTCGTAATTAGCAAGGAAATTATTGAAGCCGCAAGAAAACCTGAAACAAATCCATTTTCTTTAACACAAATTTCTCCAGCGACAACTGTTAATCCAAGTGTAAAAGTTTCAAATACTGCAAAAACAAGAAAAGAAAAAATAGTTCAAGATTTATCTTTTAAACCTGATTCTTTAAGTTTGCCATCAAATAGTTTTTTGAATAGTCAATTTAATATTGATGCAGTCAAAGGATTTGCCTCACAAAGACCAGAAATTATTTCACTTTTTGATTTTAAATCAATATTTCAAAATGTTGATAATTTAAAATTTAATGATTTAGGATATTTTTTTGATTATAAATTTCAGCTCACAAAATTAAGAGATCAGACAAATAAAAATTTGCAAATTTTACTAGAAAGTAAATCAACAATAAAAACAGAATTTGTAAAATTAAAAAATGAATATAATACATTTATTTCTAACGAAGAAAAAAAATTAAAACTAATTGAAACTCTTTTAAATATTTTTGAATCTATTGATAAAGCGTTTCAGCCGAAAGAATTAAATAAAGAATATTTTAAAATTAATGGACTTTTATCAATCGAAGAATTTTTTAATAGAAAAATGGGTTACAGCTTAAATTCATTTAACACATTTTCGGATACGAAAATTCTATATCAATTATTATTTGATTTAAGATCAGCTTCTGAGTCTTATAGTATTAATCTTTTAAATTTTAGAGATTTAGATAGAGTATCAGATGTTAATTCAGTGAAACTTGATACATCTTATGTTAAGACTAATAATTTTAATTTTGACATTAACTCATTAAGCACAAAAATAAATGGAGGATTACCAAAACTTGGAACACAAGAAGATAATTTTTTTAATTTTTTAAATTCATTACCTACAGATTCTTTAGATAGATCAAAATTATTATTTCACGTTTTTTCAAGAATTTTAAGAATTTCAAAAGGTTTAAATAAACCAAATGTTAAAAATTTACTTACCAGAGTATATTCTCCATCAACTGATTTTAATCCATTTGATAACATTTTAGGAACGATTCCTTCCGATATTTTTTCGAGTCCATTAGGATCGGGGACAATTGCCAGCACATTATTATTAAACGATACAACTAATCCATCAATAAAGGTTTTACCATTTGAAAACACAATAGTAGATGATGGTGAAACAGAATATGTGCCAGGCAGCATTTATTTTAAAAACTCGCTTTTAACAAATCTAGATTCGTTTAGTTTTATATCATTTGGTGAAGATTTTTCAACAAAAGTCTCAAATACTCAAACTGTTTATAACGAAATATTTGATTTTTACAATAGCACAAATAAATTAATTCCTCAAAATGTTATAAAACAAATATTTGAAACTCTTAAAAACACATTAAATAACACAACAGCAACAGCAGTTTCACCTGAAACTATATTAATTCCAGCAATTTTTTCATTAGCTAATACAGATAAAGTCTTAAAGCTCTATTTGTATCAATTTTGTATTTTACTTGGCCTCTCCAGAGTAACTGGGGATTCTAGTCCTGAATTATTTAAGAAATTAAAAAGTGAATTAAAGACAACCTCTGTTTTGTCTGCTGTGGACATTCCAATTGATTTGACTTTAACAACTGATCAAAGTTCAAATATTAAGCTTGCTGCAAATGCATTAGCTATAAAAATTGGAAACTATATTACGGAATATTTAACTCAAAATTCAACATTACAAATTAATACAGATGGCAATTTTTCGCCTCCAATTAGAACCGATGGATTTTCAAGTTTTTATTTATCAAATCCTAATCTAATAAATAAAATTTTAACAGATACAGTAAGTGCAACCACTTCAAACAAACCTAATTTTTTCAAAGATTTTATAGATCTTTCATTAACTTTTTATGAAAATTCGAAACCTTTTAGTATTAATGAACAATCAACTTTATCAAGTTATTTAAATGTTAGTTTATCTTACATTTTATTGGTTTTATTTGAAGGTTTTTGTTCGTTAATAAATAAATTCGTATCTGTAAAATTTGATATTGAAAATGGTAAATTATTTGGTATCTTATATAACATTAAATTTTTAAAAGCTTCATCAAAAGCCATTGAAAAAGCTATATCAGAAATAGAAACCACATCTTTAGTTTCATTTGCAACCGTTTCAAATGTTGAATATACAAATCAATCAACAAATCAATCTCAATTAATTCCTTTTGGTGATTCTTTAATTTTTTCAGATCAAGAATACATAAGAAAATTTGATACTTTTTATCAAAATTACAAACAACTAATCAATACATTGCAAGAAGAAGATACATTTATTAAGAATATTTTATCAATTTTCGACAGCATATCACTCAACTTTAATTTGATTAAAAAATCAGTTGTAAATTTATTTGCGTCTTTTTCAAGTCAAGATAAAACATTTATTAATCAAAATCAAGGATTAATTAATAAAACACAATATAAAATAAGTCAGTCAATTTTAAATCAGGCAAAAAATAATTTTTTTACTAAAGATAAAATATCTGAAAATGAATATTATCATCTCTTATCATTTAATAACTTTTATAAAAAAAATGAAAAACAAAAACTATTGTCAGTCGGTATCCCATATGGTTTTATAGATTCATTGAGAGGAAGATTGAATAAACTATCTGCAATTTCTGGTCAAGAACAGGTCGTTGATTTTAAAGTGGAAAATACTATTATTAAAATAAACGTTTACAAACGAAATTTATTAGATGAAGAAATTATTTATAAACCAAAACAATTTTTATTTGATATGAATCTATCAGTTGTTGATTACGATGAGACATTAGAAATTGATCCATATGAAAATTTTATTAATTTAAATAATTTCATTAAATTAAATGATACAACTTCTTTAATTGATAAAAAACTTTCAAAACAAGATTTTTTAAACCAAGAAAAATACAACAAATTGCTTCCGCAAGAAAAAGAGACGCTTTATAACAATACGATTATTTCTTTTTTGCTGAACAAACACTTATTATTAAGTACGGGATTTGATCAATTTGAAGGAACTTACCCAATAATATCATACAATTATAGACAAGACACCCAGTTTATTCCTTTAATAAACTTATATTTAAACTTATTCAACATTCCACCGATAAGTTCTTTAGAACAGTTTTATCAAAATCCCTTAATTAAATCTTCAATAAAAGATAGTGTATTACTACTTCAAAAAACCGTTGGAGTTTGCAACAAAACATTAATAGATTCAATGATTTTTACACCAAAAACTTTTGACAAAATTTTTAATATTTTAATAGATCCTAGTGAATTTGAAATCAACATTGAAGAAACACCAGAAAGAGTGCTTGGAAATGATTCGATAGGAAAAAGAATAATTAAAAATGGAGATAAATCCTTTTTAATTCCTAAAAATGATGCTTTTATGGATGAATATTATGTAGCTATAGAGGTAATAGAATAAATGTTTACAAAACAAATAACTCTGCCATCGAAAAAAATATCAATTATAGATGTTAAAGAAGTTGAAAATCTTAATGTTAAATTTCAATATAATTTTTTCACCAAAGATGAAAGATCAAATATTTCAAATACTAATCTTCCAAAAAATTTCAACAACCTCAACACATCTGATGCGCCTTTAAACATTTCACAAATTAATGATTTTAACTCAAGAATACCAAGATATAACGTTTTAACCTGGACGCCAGTTAATATTGGCAATAATACAGAAATAAGTGAAAATATAAAAATAAAAAATAATTTAAAATCAATTTATTATGAAGATGATTATAGCTATGAAACATTTTCTGTTTTGGAAATACAAGATTATTCACCAGATAAAAAAATACAATTATTTTCTGAAACCTTATTAAATTCGATTGATTCTAATTTAACTGGTTCATCGAGTGCCGAAATGGTTAGAAGAACGAATGCGGAAACTAACATTTCAATTAAACCAGAAATTATTTCATTAGGTTTTAAACCATCAGAATATGGAATTTCTTTCTTTGATGACAAAATGAAAGAAATAGATTCAAATGAATATAATAGATTAATTTCAAATATCAAAACAGATTTTCAAATTAACAATAAATTAATTGGAGATCTTATTGAATACAATTCAAATATAAATCTATTAAATCCAAATCAAAATGAATTTTTAAATTTTAAAACAGAAGCTCAAAAAATTCAACAAGAAGCAAAATTAAATTCTGATTCAACGAGAATCAGTGTTGATGAATATGAAATGGAAATAGAAAATTATATTACACAAAAACCAATTTTCGCTTCCGTTCATGACTCTATTGTCCAATCAGTGGGTTATTTAATTGAAAAAACGGAATATCTTTCAGATGGGACACAAACTATATATCCTATTATTGTTTTAGAATCTAAAAATAAAAATAATTTTTTGGATGTTGAAATCAAATATGGTGCATTATATTCATATAATATCAGAACAGTTTTTTATGTCGAAGTAGAAGGGATAGATGAATCAACTGGACTTTCTAGTGCCCTGGGGATACTAGTCGCAAGCAAACCAACGGGTTCAACTTTAATACATTGCAAAGAACTTACTCCACCACCTCCTCCACAAGATATTATTTTCAAATATATTCCAGAAGAAAAAGCATTAAAAATATCATGGAATTTGCCAATAAACACACAAAGAGACATAAAAAAATTTCAAGTTTTTAGAAGAGAATCAATAAATGAACCATTTGAACTTTTAAAAGAATATGATTTTGATGATTCGGAAATTAAAGAAATTTCAGCGGAGTTTCCTTTAGAAACATTGGTAGAAAAACTTTCAGGACCAAAAACAATTTATTTCGATTATGATTTCAATGGGAAAAAAACTTTTATTTACTCTTTAGTTTCAATTGATGCGCATGGAATTTCTTCAAATTATTCAACTCAATATAAAATAAAATTTGACAAAATCATTAATAAATTAAATGTTAATGTCTTATCTGCAAGCGGGGCACCCAAAGCGTACCCAAACATATTAATTAATCAAGATGCTTTCACTGACAGTTTAAAAAGTGAATATGCGAATACAATGGAAATATATTTTAACCCAGAATATTTGAAATTATTCAATAAATTTGATAATGAATTAGAATTATTGGCTTTGAATAGTGAGACAAATCAAAATTGTTATCAAATACAATTAATAAATTTAGATGTTAATCAGCAAGAAATATTAACAATAAAATTAAACGATAAAACTGAAAACATAATAAAAGATCCAATTGATTCATCTATTAACAGAACTTTGGTTAAAAGAAAACTTAATTCTGAAAAAAGAAATGGATTAAAATTATCTGAAGAAGGTCAATCTATAGGTTACATTGATAAAAAAATAAATTCATTATTTAAAAAACAATAATACATTTTATTTACTCACTTATTTATCTTTAGATTAAAAATGGGTATTTTAGATTCAACAACGGCAAATATAACAATTGATACTGTTTTAACATTAAAAGGCAGAGAATTAATAGCAAGAGGAGACGGTTCATTTAGAATCTCTAAATTTGCGATTGGAGATGATGAGGTTGATTACACAATTATACAAAAATATGGACGAACAATCGGTGTCGAAAAAATAGAAAAAAACACACCTGTTTTTGAAGCATTAGCAAATGGTAGTTATGCCCAAAAATATAAATGTATTTCTATTTCAAATCCAAATCTTCTAAGATTGCCAATAATTTCCCTTCAAGGAGTTGGTTTTGATTCAACTTCAAATATTTTATCAATTGGTAATGTTTCAACAAGAACTAGAACAATTTCTCTGGAACAAACAATTAGAGAAGAAGTTTCAATTGATCCAGAATTAAGAGATCAAACATTTTTAATCTCATTAGATTCAAGATTTTTGAACATTGTTGGCAAACAACCAGATAATTTAGATGCTTTGAGAAGAGCGAGTTATCTTTTAGATAGAGATTCTGGAGAAAATTCTCTTGGGGGCACTCGTTTGACTTTTACTTTAGGAGTTAATAGTATTCCTGAAAGTTATTTCACTATATATGGCGCAAGAAATAACAAATCTTTAATAAATACTTATATAGTCATAACAGGTACTGCAAGCGGCGCAACAAAACAGTTCCAAGTTCAAATTTCGAAAACAGAATAATTAGAGAGTAAATAATGCCTATATTTCAAGAATTAACCAACGCTGATTTTGCAAACAATAATGATGGATTAGATCTAGTCATTGATTTTATTGGATCAGATATTTCTTCTTCAAGTTCTAGAAGAAAATATCAACATTTTGTTACTGGCGCATTGAGTGCAAGCAGTGTTACTTCGAGCCTATATCAGACTATATATGATCAAAATTTCACATTGCCCACAGCGAATGCTGTTTTTGATATGACTTTTGGATTGGCGAAAAGTTCTTCGTTGGTAACTTCAACGATGTTATCTCAAGATAGTTTAACTGGCCAAATGTATTTCCCCAGTCAATCATTAATGATGAGAGAAAAAATAGATCGCTATAGAGAAATGGCTCAAACTCTTCTTGGAAATCCTGATAGTGAGTTTTCTATTTCTTCTGGTTCTACTACTACAACAATAAGAGAACCATTATTTATAACATTCAAGAGATTATTTGTTAGAGATAGAATTAAACGTGAGACATTTGCAATTAAATTATTAACTACATCTAGCGGTAATTTAAGTGGCTCTGCAACCGTTGAAAAAATATACACAGATATTGGATCTTCAACCAATCAAGAATTTAGTTTTGGAGGTGGATACTCAACTATAGTTGATAGTAGTAATACAAGTTATCCTGTTGGACTACTTTATCTTGACAAGGGTATCGCTGTACTAGACACGCAAAGAATTTTTGATACTTCACTTGCAATGACTGGGAGTATTGATGCCGTTTCTGTTTCAGGAACAACTGCCTTTAGCGGAAATTTTAATCAATTATTAATAAGTGGATCAGTTGATGAAGTAATAGATCATGTTGCTTCAACTAGATTTGGTTCATCTTCATATACATCAATTGCATTCCAAAATCAAACTATACTAAACAGCTCATACATTACTGTTCAATTACCATACGCAAATTTCAATTACTCATCTAATCCGTCATTTGTTGATTCAAATGGACGAATAGTAGTAATAGAACAAGGTCAAGAAGATATCCAAAAATCTTTTGTAATGTTTACTTCTGTAGGCTTTTATGATGCAAATAATAATTTAATTGCGATTGGCAAAACTAACAGACCAGTTTACAAAGATTCAACAAGATCATTGCAATTGACTGTTAGAATAGATTATTAATATTCTATAGTTATTTCAACTCACTGGGTTCCCTATGTTTAAAATTAATAAAGAAGATATATCACTAACCAACTTAAAACTAAACCCAGCAATAGAATATACTTCTTCTTCGTTATCTGGTTCCACGGGATCAAAATTTGTTTTTAATGAAAAATCAAAAGTCGAAAAAACAAATTTTGATTCATCAAATTTATCATTTAATAACTCGTTGGCAAACCTAACAGATACCATTAAACAGGCTAAACTTTCTGCCCCTAATAATAATTCTGATATAAGTTTATATCTTGACAAAATTAATGAATTACCAGAAAAACTGAAATATCAACAAAAAACAGAAATTTTATCTTTTACTCCATTACTAGGCTCTGGATCAAATTATAATAAAAAGAAATCTATAGTTTCTAACTTATATTCTCCATATTATAAGCCTGAATATCCAGAAGCACACTTTTCATACACAAATTATCATACATTTAATTTTTTCTCATCTTCACATTTTAATACATCTTCAGTGTTAATATATCCAAATGAAATAACTTTAAGTGGGTCAACATTAGTTTCTTCAAGTTTTTTACCAATAGATGAATTTACTATAAATTTTTGGATAAATCCAAGATATAGTTTTGAAAATCCAGGAACAATAATGCACGCCTCTGGTGGGTTTTGCATTTCATTGTTAACTGGGTCACATAAAGACATAAATGGGGAAGTGGATAAATTTAAACTTTTATTTCAGTTTGAAACTGACAGTAAAACTTTACCCAATGTCGCAGTTCCAAATGGAACAACAATTGTTGAAACGCCTGATAACAGTTTGGATAAAAACACTTGGTATAATATTACTGCCCGTTGGGGGACTTCTGATTATAATTTTGGCACAGGTTCTATTTTAATAAATGGAGAGCCTGTCAGCTCATTTGTCCTATCCAACAGTTTTTTAAACTATCATATAACTTCTAGTTCAGAAGGTCCAAACGCATTATTTGTTGGCAATTTTTACAATGGCACGAATATTGGTTCTTCTGGTGTGTCTAGGTTCTTTGGTTCTGACACTGGAGCAAATGATGGGCTATTGGTATTAAATGGAGCCAGCGGTTTTACCGAACCTGATTTGTATAATTTTCAATTTCCTTTAAATGCTGAAATACATGATTTGAAAATTTACAATAAATATCTCACAATAGATAAAATTAATAATTTAATTGAATTTGGACCAGAAAAAGATGCTGAAGATCTAATCTTTTTTGTTCCGCCTTTTTTCACTGAGGAAAGTCCATATAGAACTAAAAATGGTTCTAAAGGTGGAATACTTAAAACGCCATATTATAACGCAACTGGGACAACTAGATCGCCTTACAGTACGGAATTAGCTCTTTATATTGGTAGTCATTATATAAACCTTGAAAACCACACAAGAGAATTAACGAAAGGAATTTACCCCAGACTTTTTGGATTAACTCCTGATATATTTAACACCTCGGTTACAGGTTCCTCTGGGAATGCAATTTTATATCAATCTGAATCCGTATTAAAAAGAAATTTATTTATTCTACCTAATGATAATGGAATTTTTACTCCAAATTATAGTTGGTTAACAAATTTATCTAACTCATTGTTTAAAAATGATATAACTACAGATTATGGTTATATTCATTTAAGAAATGTTGTATCTTCATCCTGGTATGGTGCATTTTTAAATAGTTCTATAACTTCTTCTCTTGGTTTCGGATCTGTAAGTCCAGATCCAACAAATTCAGCAAGTTTTATTAATCCCCCATCTATTGTTCCTTTTATTTTACAACAAACAAGAGATCCGTCATCAAATAATATAAGATTTTTTGATATATCAAATCTTTATTATGGATCAAGAATAGAGCCTGGAACTGTTGTTTTAACAGATAATTCTTTGTATGGGTCTGATGACAAAATTTCAATCACATTAAAAGACGATGGTCGAGGCAATCTTTATCGTGCAGATTCAATTTCAAACAATTCTTCATGGAATTCAGTTGGCAATGTATTTTACAACGAGGGAATTATCGTAATTAAGCACCCTTCGCTGATTTGGTTTGGAGAAAACCAGTACAAACTATCGTGTAAAGGCAATTCGAGCGTTTACACGCTGACAATTGATTGTTATGCTAATGCCCTTGAGCAAACCGACTCTGCAAATGCGTCGTGGAATGAAAACTTAAAAGCTTCAAACTTAGCAAACGATTCAGATACGCAATATACTTTAATATCCGAAGTATTAATTCATGATGATAATTTAAATGTAATTGCTAGAGCAAATTTGGCTCAACCAGTTTTAAAGAGAACTGGAGAGGCTTTTTTATTCAAGTTACCAATAAACTTTTAAATGAATATAAAAATATATGTAAAACCTAAAAAAGTAATAGGAATTGTTGTCAAAAATGAAAAAAATAACATTTTAGGAATGATTCACTCTAGATGGAATGATGATTTAAATTCATATGAAATAAAAAGAGTTTGTTCTAAACAACATGGTCTAGCTTTCAAAATGTATAGAAAGTTATTCTCAATAATGAAAAATTCAAAATTCACAAATGACAGAGAGGCTTGTTCAGAAAAAACGGTTTCAATCTGGAACTCATTTCTTAGAAATAAAGAAATATCAGTCGTCGAGGTAAGCTCTGAAGGGTTAACAGTAATGGATTGTTCCAATACTCATTATCATTTAGGTAATGATGAGTATCTATCATATCTCGATGTAGATTGGTTTAGGTCTATTACTCTCTTTAGAGTATTATACTCTTACCATATAAGAAAAATAATACCCTCCCAGGAGCCCTTTCCTTTAGTGTTAGTAAACACGGGGAGGGAGGAGGGTCTAGGAATAGATTATCTATTGACAAAGGATAACGTGTTATGAGTACTAACATCAAAAAGAGAAAAAAAAGAAAATGGTACCATCAAGGTAAATTAAAAATCACAAAATGCGAAAAAGAAATAGAGTATAGAAGCGGATGGGAAAAAGATGTTTCATTGATGTTTGATTTCGATAGTTCAATCGTCTCTGTAGAATACGAATCTTTAAGAATTCCGTATATTACAAATATTAGAACAAGAAAAGTTAAAATATATTTTCCAGATTTTTTAATTGAATTTATTGATGGAACTAAAAAAATAATAGAAATTAAAAGAGATGATCGTGTCCAGACAAAAATTGTTAAAACAAAAGCTGCCGCAGCAGAAAAGTATATTAAAGCAAATTTAGTTAATACAACTTATGAAATATGGAATAAAAAAACGATTGATGAATATAAGAAAAAACTAGGGTACAAATTACCGCCACCAGAAAAAAAGAAAAACACTAAGCAATCTAAAAAATCGACTAGTCGAAAGAGTAAACCAAAAGAGTCGAGAGTAAAAGACCCAGTAGCCGAAAAACTTTTTGAAACGTATAACAAATGCACTAGGGTCAAGACTAAAATAAAAAAATGAACAAAGAAAAAATCATAGTTGGGTTAGATATTTCTTCGAGTGTAATCGGAATTTCTATTTTCAATTCATCTATGAAATTAATAGATTTAAAATTTTTAAAATTTAAAAGTGAAAAAATTGAAAATTATATTATTTTATTTAATAAAGTTGAAACATTTGAAAAAATGTTAAATGATTATTTGACAAAAAACAATTTTGAATTAGATGAAGTTAGAATAGAAGCTAATGCCAAAGCTTTTTCTGGTGGAAAAACAACTGCTCACACAATGTTCATTTTAGCTAAAATAAATGCTTTGATTGCTTATACGGTTTGGAAAAATTTTCCAAACCTTAAAGTTAAAGAAACCCAAGTTGCATCAGCTAGAAAAAAAATTGGTTTTAAAAAAGCAAAAGATTCAAAAGAGAAAATAAAAGATCAAGTTTTTCGCTATGTGATTGCCAATTATAGTGAAGTTGTAAATTTTTTACCGAAAAAAACTTTTAAGTCTGGTCCAAGAAAAGGACAAATAGATTACGAAGAACATGCGAGAGACATGATTGATGCTTACGTAATAGCAAAAGGAAGTTAATTTATGGATACACCTAAAATACAAAAATTTTCTAATACTGTAGAATTTCAATTGGAATTAGCAATTGAAGAATTATTGAGTGAAGCTTATCACGAAGAAAAATATGAAGGTATATTGGAAATTAAATGGAGTTTTGATAAAAGTAAAAAAGAGTCGAAGTTGAATGTTAGCTCTAAGCATGTGCTGATTGTTCCAAAGAAAAAACAGGAAAATACCGTATACTTTCAAATAACACAAGGCAAAGGCGTTAAGAGGCTTTAAGCCTTGCGTCGGTGCAATGCACGACTTACATTGTGGAAATGTACTCCAAACTTGACACAATACCTTTTATAGAAAAGTGTTTTGGAGATTATCAGTTATCAAATGCTGGTATGAATATTAACGTTGTATGCCCTATATGCAAAGAAAAAAACGGTATTCAATATGAAAAAAAGAAACTTGTTATAAGAACAACTGATTTTGCGTTACACTGTTGGGTTTGTGGGTATAAAAGTAAAAATTTATTTAAATTAATTTTAAACTACAAAAGATCTTTTCTTGATGAATATCAACAAAAGTTTTACAAGAAAACTTCATATAGTGAATATGTTGGCTCGACATTTCATGATAAAATTGAATCAGCTATATTAAAAAATAATATTATTGAAAAGAGGGCGATAATAGACCTTAGAGGGTTTCAATTATTATCAAAGTCTCTTTCCTCGAAAAAACAAATTAAAGTCGCTAATGAAGCTTTAAACTATCTTCTGAATCAAAGAAAATTAACTGAAGAGCAAATATTCTCAAATAGTTTTGGTTTGTTTTTTGATTTCACATCCCCGAAAGAAAAGTTTAAATTCGAAAATCGAGTTATCATTCCATCTTTTAATTCAAATTTTGAAATTGATTTTTATATTGGCCGATCATTTATGAAAAATGACCGACGATCAAAATATAATAATACCCCAAATAATAACCAAATTATATTTAACGAATTGTTTTTGAATCATTCATTAAATGAATACACTTTAGTTGAAGGTCCATTTGATTATATTTGTAGTCCATTCAAAAATACAATTCCAATTTTCGGTTCAACAATAACGAAAAATTCTAAAATATTTGAAATGATATTTAAAAACAAGCCAAAACTTTTAAGAATTGCATTAGATAAAAATGAGGTTAAAAAGAGAGAGCAGATTGCAAAAACTTTTTCCGTTCTAATCGATTTTGGAACAGAAATAAAAATTTTAGATATAAAGCATGAATCTGCAAAAGATTTTGCAGAGCTTCAAGAACTCGGACTAGAAAAATTAAATTTTACTGAAGAAAAAAGTTGGACTCCAAAAAGTAAAAAAGATAAAATAATCGAAAGCATTACAAACAAATGAAAATAGCACATTTAGCAGATATACATGTTCAAGGAAAAGAAAGAATACAAGAAAACAAAGTAATCTTTGAAAATTTATATAAATCGCTACTAAAAGTAAACCCTGAATTAATCATTTTAGCTGGGGATATTTTTCATACTAAAACTGAAAACATAACTCCTGAATCCATTTCACTATTAGTGGATTTTTTTAATTCTTTGGCTTCTGTCGCGGAAACCCATATAATACTTGGAAACCATGATGGTAACTTAAAAAATGAACAAAGAGAAGACTCAATTTCTCCAATCATAAGAGCAATAAATAACAGTAATTTATTTCTTCATAAAAAAACTGAAACCTTTGTTAAAGGAGATTATAAGTTTTTCTTTTATTCTCTCTTTGATAAAGAAGGTTGGACAACATTAGAATCTCCAAAAAATGATAAAATTAACATCTCCGTTTTTCATGGTTCGGTTCTTGGTTGTGTTTATGAAAACGGTGTTATTGCAAATGATGCAGAACATTCAGAAGCCGAAATTTCGTTTTTTAAACCTTTTGATTATTCCATGTTAGGAGATATTCACAAGCGGCAAGATATGGATAAAGCGGGAAAGGTACATTACCCAGGAAGTTTATCTCAATTAGATCATGGAGAATCTATAGAAAAAGGATTTACATTATGGGAGATTGAATCAAAAGATAAATTTCAAAAATCTTTTATTAAAGTAACAAATCCATTTTTATTTTTGAATGTGAATTTTTCTTCCCTTGAAGAAACTCAAAAAGATATATTAAACATGGTTCAATTGCACAAAGTTGCAATTGGATGGAAATTAAAAATTAAAAGTAATCTGAAAATAAGTGATAACGATAAATTATCTTTGAAATCTTTCGTTGTAAATAAACTGGGTGCTAAAGATGTTTCTTTTGAAGAAAATATTGTGTTGCGTTTAGATTCAGTTGATTTACATGGTGAACAAATTTCAAAACAAGAAATTAAAACAAATAAAGAAAAAATTAAAGAATTATACGAAAAATTCTTGTTAAGAAACAAAGACAATTATAAAAATGTAGATTTGAAAATTGCGAAATCGATCATAGATGAACATGTCGAAAAATTAATAGGTGTTTCAGATCAAGTTAGAGACGCCATTATCAAACTTGAAACTTATGAGTTCGATAACGTTCTTTCGTATGGAAAGAATAATAAATTAAATTTTTCTAAATTATCAGGATTGATTGGGATACATGGAAAAAACAGGGTTGGAAAATCGTCTTTAATTGGATCACTTGCACTTACTCTGTACAATGTCACGGATAGAGCCCCAGTTAAATCAGCCTTTGTCGTTAACAGCAATGAAAAAGAAGCAAACATGAGAATGCTTTTTTCTGTTTCAGGGCAAAAATATCTTCTCGAAAGAAAAATTGAGAAGCAAATTCAAAAAAGTAAAAATAAAAAGCTTGAAGCGGAAGATAAAGCGGCAACTTCATTAAAACTTTTTAAGTTAGATAGAAATGGATCACAGTTTGAATTAAAAAATGAAGACTCAATTACAAGAACAGACACTGAAAAAGTTTTAAGAAATATTATTGGAACCCCTGAAGATTTTTTATTTACATCTTTATCCGCTCAAGGTCAAATTAATAGTTTCATTAACTCTGGTGCGACTTCCCGAAAAGAACTTTTAAATAAATTTTTAGATTTAGATGTTTTTAAACAATTACACTCTTCTGTAAGTGAAGAATATAATTTTCTTAAAAAAGGTGATTTGAAAGACTATGATAAAATTGCGTTAGAACATGAAATTGAAAAGACAAAAGATATTCTTATGTCTTTAATGGAGCTTAAAACTCAATTAGAAGTCGAAATAGATACTTTAGCTCTTGAATTAGATTCACTTCCTGATATAAAAGAATATAATTCTTTGCATCAGCAATTAGAAATCGTTTCAAATAAACTTAATAGAAAAATAAATGAATTACAACAAGAAAATAAAGCTATTGAAAGTATAAACGCATTATTGCAGGCTAAAAATAAATTAAAAGAGAAAACAAAAGTTGATTTAGCTGAAATCGAAGAAAATATTTCAATTTTCGAAAAAGAAATGAAATTTCTTGAAAGTGATTATGAAGAATTAAACAAACTTAAAAACGTTTATGAGTCCTTAAATAAGGAAGCAGAGTATAATAGAAAGATAGTTAAAAAACTATCGACAGTTCCATGTGGTGATCAATTTCAAAGTTGTGTTTATATAAAAGATGCCCATGAATCTAAAAAAATATTAGATACAATTAATAAAAAATTAATTGAAATTAATTTTGATGAAGAGAAAATTAATTCTAAAATAGAATTATTTGAAGGAATTAAAACTTTATTAGCTAAGGAAGAAGTTCAAAAAAGAAAACTGGAAATCGAATTATCTGAATTGAAAAATAAAATTTTACAATTAGAAATGCAACTTTCTTCAAAAAATTCAGGACTTCTTCCGTCCTTAGAAAAAGATGTTGAAGAATATACAAATCAAAAAGAAGTTTTAAAAACTAAATGTGAATTGTTGTTTTCTTTATCTGGGATTCAAGAACTTAAAGAAGAGAAACTTTCACGTAAAAAACAAAAATTTGCCACCTTAAATGATTGCATTATGAATATTGGTAAAAACGAAAACATACTTCAAAATTTATTGACTTCAAAAGAAGTGAAAGAAATTTCGTATAAAAAAATGAAGCTCCTGGAAAGCATTCTTGAAGCCTTTTCCAAGAATGGAATACCAGCGATGTTGTTGAATTCTCAGCTTCCAATTATCAATAATTTAGTTAATTCTTACTTGCAAGACAATGTTGATTTTAAATTAAAATTTGAAACAGAAGTAGGAGTAAACACTTTAGATATCTTCATTGAAGATAATAAATCCAAAAGAATGATTGAGTTAGCCTCTGGTATGGAAAAAATGGTTTCTTCTCTTGCTATCAGGGCTGCGTTAATGGAATTAACACCATTACCAAAATTGGATTCTTTGATAATAGATGAGGGTTTCGATGCTCTTGATCAAAATAATTTGGGAAATGTTGTTAAGATTTTATGCAAACTAAAAGAAAAATTTAAAGCAATTTATGTTATCACACATATTCCTTCATTAAAAGAATATATGGATAATATAATAGAAATTAATCAAGATCCAAAAACATTACAATCTTTTGTAAGATACAATTAATTGAATGAAGCAGAGTGATTCATTAATCAACGAAGAATTTTACGTATTTAAACCAGAAAATCACGAACCTATTCCTATTTTTTGTCCTGTTTGTGATTTTACCATGAGAACCTTTGAAGACATTTTGTCTTATAAAGAATCAAAATGTTGTTTTGAATGCGAGATGGTATTTATTAAATCTTCTATAAAAGTTGATAAAAAAAGTGATAAGTACAAAGAATACATTCTTAAAAGAAAACAAAGAAGTAATTTTACATTTGACTTTAAATGAATAAAAAGTATTTATTACTATAAAAAAATGGCAGAAGTAAAAAATTATTTAACATATCAAAGATTAGTAAAAATTCTTGCATTAAACACTGGACAAGACGAACGAAAAAATCATTGGATAAAATTTGAGGCATTGGATGATGGATTAATCAAAGTAATTCATCAATCTTTTGTTTCTGCTGGACACCAATCGGTAAGAATAGAACTTCAACAGAAATGGAAACAAGATGCTATATCTGATATAACAAATAGAATGAAAAAAATCGAAGAAGATTATAAAGCATTTTCTGAAAAAATGGGTAAGGCTGAACCTTTGTCAAAACAAGAATATACTGAACCTGCAAAAGATCAAATTAAATTAAAATTTCTTGAGAATACAATTCAAGAAACCTCGGAACCCTTGTCTTCTTCTTTATTTAGTGTTCAAAGAACCTCAGTATATAAAGTGTATGCGTTAATAAAAATTTCATAATAGAACATTTTAATTTGAAATTAATAATAATAATATTTTATTATGATTACCGCAATAATCGAAAAACAAACAAATACTAAAACACCAGGAAAACTCTGTAATGCTGCACTTAAAGCAATGGGTAATTTTGAATTTTTCTGTTCTAATTTTATTAATTTATTAAATCCTAATGGAATTTATCCTTTCATTTTAAATGATTCACAAAAAATAATGAATGCAAAATTTGATAAACTTGAAAGTGGAATTGTATCACTAATGTCTTCTGATAGACAGAAAGGCAAAACAACATTTCTACTCGCGAAAAGTTTGTACGAAGCTTTATTTTTTAATAAAAAAGTAATTGTTATAACACATAGCGAAAATCAAAAAAGATTTCATATGAAAAAAGTTCTTTTTTGGATTTCCAAAAATACAGATTTATCACAGTTAGTTGAATTTGTGAATGGTGTTAAATCAAGTAAAAGAAATGAAATAGCATTTTTTAATGGCGGTTCAATTAAATTTTGTTCTTCTAGTGAACCAATGGCTGGGTTACAAGCTGATTTAGTTTTGATGGATGAATTTAATTTTTTTAATGAAAAT